GTGTTGTCGTAGATGTTGTTGTGCCGCCGCCATCCCTTGTCGCGGTCTTGGCGGAAGTAACGACCGTTGCGCGGCAACAGGTAGGTCGTGATCTCCTGCCAGTGCGCGAGCCACGATGCGCGCTCAGACTTGAGCATCCCCCAACGGGTGAACAACTTGTCCCGCGTTGGTGCGTCGGGATACGACTGTGCGTCGCCTGTGTATTCGCTCATTTCAGCCTCCGAGGAGGGTTGACCGGCCCAAGGCAAGATCCTGCTGCGACACACCGCTAGGACCAGTCAGCATGGTGCTAGATGGTCCGCCGCCTGCGCCTTCGGCTGCGCCAGCCATGATCGCGCCCATGTCGGGCTGGCGACGGTTGGCGGCTGCCATAGCCTGCGCGCTGCGGCGCTGCTGCGATGCGGCCTGAGCTGCCGCCTGCGTCTGCGCCTGGCGCTGCTCGGCCATAGCCTGCTTCTGCGCGTCACTTGCGCGTTCGCCAGCGTAGACCGCGTAACCAGTGCCAGCTGCGGCGGCAGCAGCTGCCACGCCAGCGATGATGCTTGAAATTGCTGCCATGTCAAATCTCCTTCGTGTGCATGCGTTCCGTGACAATATAACCCATTCGCCCCAACAATCTTGCAACAGGTGTGTCACCTTGCACAACTAGATCGCTCATAGCGATGTACTGCACGCCCATGTTAGTGGCGTGATTTTCAAATGCCTTGAGCAATCGGACTCCAGCCGTCGTGTTTCTGTATGACGGATCGACCCACCACGCTAGTTCGATGGCGACTCTAACCCGTTGCACAAACCACATTGGTCCGATGATCCCAAGGATGAAACCAACGATCCTGTCATCCTGTTCGGCAACGAACGACATGCCGTTTCCAATGACGCCAGCAACACCTGTGGTGATTTCATCGTCCGTCACACTCAAATTGCGGTACTCGCTGTACTGCAGGAAGTCACGGCCCATCGCTGTCAACACGGCGGCGTCTTCGATGGTTGCCAAGCGGATGTTCATGACATTGCCTCGTATGGGTCGTAGTCGTTCCGTGCGCGTGGGTCGATGCGCTCCCTGATCTCTCGTGGCAAAGCCTTGGCGACCGGGAACGCGAATGTCAACGCCAGGGCGTCGGCGATGTCGGGGCTTGCGCCTCCCTGCAGACGCTTCTTGATCTCGTCCTTGGACTCAAGCACGCGCCTGCCGACCATGTCAAACTCGTAGGTCGGGGTTGCCAGTTCGGCCTTGAGCGTCGTGTCGTTGGGGATTGAGCCGCCCGACTGCAGCCACTCGCGCATGCCCCACCACATCTCGGTGCGCTTGTTGACATACAGGTTGGGGTAGATCGCCTTGCCGCCGAAGTTCACCTCCATGACGTCGTAGTCGAGCTGCCGCAGGCGGTCGATTACGCCTGCACCTCCGCCGACGTCGATGAACACCGCGTCCGGGTCGCGTTCCTCGATCAGGCTAGCAATGCGCCCTGCGAGCGCCATGTTGTCAATGCCTTGGAAGATGTTGGGCGTCTCCATGCGCAGCCCCTGCCGGAACACCACGACGCTGCGGTCATCGCCGAACCTGGCCGGGTCAACCCCCATGACGAGCGGCGCGTCGTTGACATCGCGGTCTGCGTAGACGAGCGCAGCGGCGCTTTCGGCGTCGGCAAGCGTGATGAGCTGGTTGTCGCCGGCGGCGGTGAAGTCGCACAGGTACTCGCGTGCGTAGGCCGACTCGGGCATGTCGCGCTTGAGACGGCGCACTTCGGCCTTGTCGATGGCGTCTGTATCGTTGACGGTATAACGAGCAGCCCACCAGTCGGGCAGGCTGCTTGCCCGGTAGAACAACTCGCTGAACAGGTTGATGCCCGCCGGCGTCCCGATGAACATGGCCCAACCTTGGCGGTCGGACAGGGCGGGCTGGATGATGTCGTTCCAGACCTCGGGCCTGATCTGGGCGACCTCGTCAATCACGCAGCCGTCGAGACGGACGCCGCGCAGGGCGTCGGGGTTGTCGCCGCCGAACAGACGGATGGTCGCGCCGTTGTGTTTGAACGTGACGGCTAGATCCGCCTCGTTGATGTCGATGGCCGCCGTTTGCCGCATGGGCATGAGTTTCTGCTTGAGCCGCGCCCAGGCGATGGCCTTGGCCTGCTTGAGGAACGGGGCGACATAGACGTAGAACCCTAGTTCCGCCTTGCACTTGAGGCATTTGTCAATCAACTCCATGATGGCGAGTTCGGTCTTGCCGGCACGGCGGTGCAGGGCAAGAACGGTGAACCGTCGCCTCTTGAGGTGACATTCGCGCTGCCACGCTCGCGGGTGGTAGTCGAGTCTGATCGCGGTCATTCGGCTGGTACGCCTGTCGTGACGTTGAGGGTCACGCCGCCGGCATGGTCAACGCCGACCCGGTCGCCGTACTTCTTGGGGTTCCACTTGGCGAGCAGCTTGAGCCTCGTGTCAATCTGCAGGCGCCGCCAACCCACCTCAACCTGGTCGGCTGGCTTGGTATCCGCTAGCCGGATGCATTCGTCAGCATGCACGTCATAGCCATCCTCACGCGCCTGCGCGATGCGTAAAGCGAAGTTCTCATCCCACACAATCCAGTCGTAAATCGCCATGTGTGACGGGTTGCCTGGTTCACGGCACCATGCACGCAGCGGCTTGCCCTCAGACAGCCAGTTGACCAGTTCGGTGGCCTGTGGCTCAGGCGCGCCCGTGAAAGTCGGCGGACGGCCTCTACGGCGCCTTACCGGGAGCGGCGGGACTTCGCCTTGTCCGCCCTGACGAACTTCTTGGCTACCGACTGCGGGACTCCCGCTTTCTTGGCGAACGATCGATTGTGCGCTGCTGCTTGCATCAAGCGCTTTTGCGCCGCGGACTTGCTTGGCATTCTTATTCCGTTTCATTCTTGGGTGAAAGTTGGATAGTAAATCCCGCCGCGTCTGCGATGGCGAGAATGGAGTTGAACGATGCGTACCGCCGGCGCAGGCTCGGCGCTTGGCTCAGGATGCAGCGCACAGAATGCGCCCGCAGCACCCGTTGCTTGTCGAGACTCATCGCTAACTCGTTGCGCGACGAGCCGTTACGCTCCAAGTGTGCGACAATTGCGTCCCTGAAATCATCAAACGTGCTGACCGTCATATCTGACAATATAGGTCAGGAATCTGTCACACCGTGGAGTTGACACCGAAATCTTGGATAGTCGCTGCCCACACGATTCGCGGCGTGCCGACACCCATCCACCGCGTCTCGATCTCGTCGGTGACCCAGCACCTGGCCTGCTTGACGGTCATGCCTTGGAAGTCGCGCAGGCGGGCGACGATCATGTCGGCTGAGTACACGGCGACTGGCGGGCCTCGTTCGCCTGCTCGTGGGTAGTTGATGCCGAGCAGGCAGTCATCCATCCCCGCCAGCAGCACTGGTCCCTTGCGTGACTTCGCCATGATCGGGAGTGTACTTGCCGCCTAGCCTCGCCCTCCACACGCTTGCGTGATTGCGAATCGTCTTGTCGTTGAGATCGTTGCGCATGGCCGTGCCTGGCGCCGGGCCGCCGTTCATGTGCTCTACAAACCATGCCCGCCACAGCTGCGCAGCCTCGCCGTCGCTCAACCCCTTCGCTGTCACTCGCTCGATGATCGTGTCGCGCTCGTTGATCGTGCGCTCGCGCACGGTGTTCATCGCCGTTGCCAGAACACTCGCCGCGTCGATGGGTCGCTTGTCCTCGTCATACCAGTCGCCAGCCTCGGCACGCTCAATGCGCGTCCGCCAGGCCGGCTCGCGCATGACGAGTCTGCGCAGTTCCGAATCCTTGATGTCAACAACCCCCGCCCCCGTCCCCTTTGGGGGACTATAGGGGGTGGTTTGTTTTTGTGATTGTGATTGTGACTGTGAATACGGACGCTCACCGTTACGGTCACCGTCACGGTCACCGCTACGCTGACCGTTGTTTCGCGCTGCCAATCTACGGTTATTGGTCTGCTCCGCCGCCTTTTGACGTGCTGAACGCACATCGGCAGTCTTAGCACGCTCTCGTTCCATTCGCGGATGAACCCACCTAGCGCGACGGTCACCGCTACGGTCACCGTCACGGTCACCGCTGCGGTCACCGTTCAGTACCAAACGCTCCCGAATCTCATCCCATTCCTCGTCAGTCAAACCGCCAGAGATGCGGTCAATCATGTCTCGGTCATCTGGAATCCCATCGTTCACCCAGGCGTAGCACAACAACCTGATGTACGCGCCAAGCACCTCATTCGACATTGACATCGTGCTCGTCAGGAAGTCATTCGGGTACATCGGAAACCAAGGCAGATCCGTAGCCATGCGTCAAGTCCTTCCGTCCGCCATGTAGCGGACAAATGCGTAAATCCGGGGCGAGGCGGGGGAGCGGTTTGGCGGTACTACCCCGACTTGGTTGTTGAGCGACTGCCAAACCGCTCTGCCGCGCAGCATACTTGACGTTCGCCGTGGCGCAAGTACATTCCGCCCGTTCAGTGACCCTTAGCGCGACGCCCAGCTTCCCCCGGCTGGGCGTTTGCGTAGGCACAGCGCCTCGCGGCGCCTGCCCGTGGCGGGATGCTGTTCTTACATCAGCGGCACTGCGCGCCACGGTGTACCTCGCGGCCTCGGCATGGCGCCCGCGTGAGTGTTTGCCATAGGCGCAGACTCACACACCCGCACCGCTATCGTACCCTCGTGCGCCACGCCAACCTACCGTTTCACCTATATGTCAACGTAGCAAACTCGGCGCTCGGGCCGACGATGCAACATGGTGTTACACGTGGCATCCTGCACGCGGTGCATTGCCGGCCTGGTCAGCCTGTCATGGGCCACGTGCTGCTTGAGAGCGGCGCGCACTGGTCGGGCATGCTCTGGCACCTGATCTCTACGAGCGAGGAGTTCGCGCTAGAGCAGCGCGTCCTGCAACCGTGGGGAGCGATGGGCGAGGATCTACAAGCCTGGCACATCAACTACCTAGAGGGATTGCCCGTCACGACGCGCATGACAGGAAGGGGTCGGCACACCGGGATCATGCTCGACTGGTCAGATGGGTTCAGCCGCTACCCTGCCGAGCACAAGCCGCTCAACATGATCGAGCTTGAGGGCGGACAGTTCGCGCTCCTGCCCAACAACTACTGCGTGTTCAGCGACCGCCATTTCATCCGCACCGACAAGGGCAAAGACCTGCACCGTTACCGCCGCAACGATGTCACGTTGTGGAGCGAATGAACTACAGATAGTGCCAAGTGTGGCACTATTGCGCCATGTGTATGCGTTTTGGTACGCATAGGCAACCGCGTAAGAGGAAAGGAGAACCTGTAAGTGTTTCTTACGGGTTGCGCCGATAGCCCAGATTCCACAACAACCGCGCAATGTCACGACTTGCCGTAGCGACGGCGTCTTCGTCTAGCTCGGGCCGGGCCGCGTGCATGGCCTCGTGAATCAGCGTGTCCAACATCTCCTCTTGGCCCTGCTTGATGCGCACGCGGATGATCCGCGTGTCTGCGGTATCGCCGTGCTCGACCTCACCGAAGTTGTTGAGGTTCGGCACGAATCGCAGTTGCCAGTACCGCCCGCCGAGACGGACGCGCATGGGTTACTTCTTCTTGAAACCGCGCTTCATCGCCGCGTACGATGATGCGCTCACGGTGGACTTACTCTTGGGACGCGAGGTACCTGCCTTACGGCGGGCGTTGATGTTTGCGTAGAGTCCGCGCTTTGCCATGTTTACTTCCTTGAAGTTTTGCCGCTGCACTTCCACTTCGCACGCGAAAGCCGCAGCGGGCTGTTCGGATTTCGCGCTGCCTTGGGATTGTCCTTCATCTGGCCGAACGAACGAGCGCAGTACGCATCGCCCTTCGACGTGCCAGGCTTGATGCGATCACCGCCACCCTTGGCCTTGCCGGCCTGACCGTATGACACCTTGTTGGTGCGCCCGGTTTCGGGGTTGCGGACCATCTTGACGAACCTCTTGCCCTTTGCTGGTGTTGCCATATCTGTCCTTCCTAGACGGCTAGTTACTGTGCCTCACGCACCTCATACCGTAGCGTGCGCATCGGAATGTTGTTGTGATTCCTCGTGTTCTCCATGTAGAACCGCAACCACAAAGCGCCCTTCGGTTTTGGTGGCATACCACGCTCAACAGCCCAGCCGTTCTGCTCGCTGAACTCGTCCTTGTATCCAGGCGAACGGATGTGCATTGTTCGGTCGAGGTAGGCACGACCATGCGGCGAGAGCCGCGCACGTTGAATCGGCATGATCCACTCATCGTGAGTGTGACCCGTCCAGATGATGTCGGCGTCAGGCAGATAGACAGCCATGCGCGAGGTCTGGATGGTGCCACGAGTGACCGGGCCGCCACCGCCGTACCCGTGGTGCATGTACATCACGACGCTACCGCCCACAAGTTGCCGCCGGCTACGCTGCCTAACAAGAAACCGCACCCAGTTCGCGTAACTGCCGGCGTAGGCTTGGCAATCGGCGGCCCTGCGATGTCGCAACGCCTCCACCAAACGCTCGTTCATGTCCGTCTCGTGTCGCTTTTTGATGGCAGTTTCGTGGTTGCCTGGCGCAAACAGCAAAGCCATGTCCGCGTGCGGAGCGATGTAGTCAGCAGTGGTCCTGATGACAGCGTCGAGGTATCGACCCTGCTGATGCTCGGGCCGGCAGGCCGAGGTGTCTGACCGCAAATCGTACTTGCCCTGCATCAAGCACATGAAATCGCCATTGCTCAACCACTTGGCATTGCGCTCGCGGCACAGCCGCATGTGTCGGTCGAACATGGCGCGGTCGGCGTGTGCGTTGTCAATGTGCGCGTCAGAAATCAGCAGGAAATACTGCTCCCAGTCAGCTGATGGAACGATGGATTCGCTGTCCTCGCTCATCTCAATCGTGAACGAGCCTGGGTAGTGTTGCACGATGTTGACGGCCATGCGACATCAATCTACGAATCCGTATAACGCAAACCGCAGCAACGAAACAATTTGCAGAATCTCTCAAGTTGATGTGTTGACAGCGCGATATATCAGCGCATATAGTCCATGTGTCAGCAGGATGCTGGCACACAACGAGAGGAATCAAATGAGCTACGACATCAACGACTTCGCGTACCACACCAAGTACATGCTCGCAACGTTCTATGGCGTTGGCATTGGCGTTTACGATCCGACGCCGATTGTCTGGGCTGCTAACCGCGTCGCTGAGGTCCACGGATGGGACCACGCGCTGAATGAGATTGAAACGATCAACGCTTGGCGCAGCCGCATGGGCCTGCCGCTGACGAATGCGTTTCCGTCAACCCTCACGACCGCGGGAGGTGTGGCGTGAATTTGTTCGACTACATGGAAGCACAGCGGCGGCGCAACGCAGGACTAGCCAACGCCGAGAACGGACGCGAATGGTTGCTCGCGCAGGCCCAGCGGTTGGCGCGTGAGTCGTGTGACATCAACGGCGAGGCCACGTCCGATGACGTGGCGATGATGATGGCTAGCCGTGGCCTGGACTACGGTGCGCTCGGCAACGCCGCTGGCAGCGTGTTCAAGGGCATGGAATGGACCGGGCGCGTCGTGCGTAGCGAACGCCCCTCGACGCATGGACGCATCATCCGAGTCTGGAGGCTCAAGTGAAAACCGAACTGACCATTGAGGTAGAACCCGATTTCCTTGTGGATTGGGCGACCGACATTGACACGCTCGTCGAACACGAGGTCACGGTGGCTGTTACTGCGACCTGGCGCATGGCGCAGCGCGCCAAGTTCGACAACTGGGGTCAGGTGTCGCACGAGGAATGGCCGGAACTCGTTGACTACACCGTTGACGAGGTGTTTGTTGATGGCAAGGCAGTCGCGTTGCAGTCGCTGCATCAGGACATTCAGGACACCATCACAAATAGCTTTGGTCTGTTCAATGCAATTGAGCGTCGAGGTGCCAAATGATTGCCGCCCTCCTCGCTGCCTCCATGACCGTCCCGCCTCCCGCCGGCACGGATGTGCGCCGCATCCTCGACACGCTCCAGGTCGTCGAGACGGGCGGCGAGCGCGACCCTGATTGCGCCGTCGGCGACGGCGGCAAGGCGCTCGGCGCGTATCAGGTCTGGCGCGTCTACTGGGTCGATGCGTGCGAGTATGACCCGAGCCTGCGTGAGCGCGGCTATGAGGCCGTGACCGATCGCGAGTACGCCGAGCGCGTCGTGATCGCGTACCTGTCCCGCTACTGCAAAACGTGGACGATTGACGAGTGCGCACGCATTCACAACGGCGGCCCCGCCGGCGCGACCAAGCGCCGGAAAGCGACCGACGGCTACGCAGCCAAAGCGCGGAAGGAGTGGGCGCGATGCGATACTTGAGCGTGTGCAGCGGCATCGAGGCCGCAAGTGTGGCGTGGCATCACCTCGGGTGGCAGCCAGTCGGCTTCAGCGAGATCGAAGCGTTCCCGAGCGCGGTCCTCGCGCATCGGTTTCCCAATGTCCCGAACTTTGGAGATATGACTCGTCATGCAGAATGGAACCTCGGACCCGGATCAGTTGACCTTCTGGTCGGCGGAACTCCATGCCAAAGCTTCAGCGTCGCAGGACTCCGCAGAGGTCTCTCTGACCCCAGAGGCGGACTCATGCTCACCTATCTTGAGATCGCTCAACGTCTACGGCCTCGATGGCTTGTCTGGGAAAATGTCCCCGGTGTCTTGTCATCAGGATCAGGACGGGATCTTGGTGCCTTCCTCGGGGCGCTGGGGGAACTGGGGTATGGGTGGGCCTACCGGGTGCTGGACGCTCAATGGGTGCGAACACAACGGCATCCACGCGCCGTCCCGCAGCGCAGGCGACGTATCTTCGTTGTCGGATGTCTTGGAGACCCAACCGCTGCCGCCTCGGTTCTCTTTGAGTCCCAAAGCGTGCAGCGGGATTCTGCGCCGCGCAGAGCGACGCGGGAAGAGCCTGCCGCCGATGCTGGAGTCTGCGCTGCAAGCGTGTGCAGCAAGTGGAGCAAGGGAACCGGGGAGCCAGCCGGAGACGAGTGCCAGAACCTGACGCTGCAACCCGTCGCCTCGACGCTCGGCAATCGCGGACTGCGGTCGCACACGGAACTAGACGGGCACGGCGCGTACATCCCGCAACCCGTCCCGTTCACGAAGTCCAAGCGCGCCCAGTCCGCGACCGACGATGAGACATGGGTAGAGGGCGCAGTCAACCCAACGCTGTCGCTGTTCGACCAGGGCGACGTGCGGGCGACAACGGTGGCGGTGGCGTTCGCGCAGAATCAAGTCGGCGAGGTGCGGACGGGCGCAGTCGCGGGAACCGTCAACACGAATAGCAACCCTAGCGGACGGAACACTCCGATGGTTGCGGTGGCGTTCAAGCCCGGACAGTCAGCAGAAGCGCGGAGCCTTGGCGCACAGGAAGGCGTCGCCTGCACGCTTGAGGCAGGCGGTGGCGGCAACAACAAGCAGGCGGTGGCCTACGGCACGGACTGCTACAACGGCGCGATCACGGGTGACGTGGCGGCGACGATGGGTACGCCGGGATCAAGCATCAACGCAAGCGGGCCGACCGTGATGCAGGCGGTGGCGCACGCTTTCTACAGCACGGGTGGAACGCACGGCGTGAATCAGCACCCAGAGGTTTCGCCAGCGGTAAAGGTCGGAAGCGGCATCGGCATCCCTTCGCCGCCAGCGGTGGCGCACACGCCGATGACCGTCATCGCATTCACGTGCAAGGATCACGGAGGAGATGCCTCATCTATTTCCCCGACGATGCGCTCAATGTCGCACGACGGAAGTCACGCGAACGGCGGTGGACAAGTCGCGGTCGCGCACACGCTTCGCGCCGAAGGCTTTGACGCAAGCGAGGACGGTACAGGGCGAGGGACGCCGCTTGTGCCTGTTCAATCCTTGCAGCAGCAAGGGTACAATGGCGATCATGCCAGCACACAAGAAGCCAACGCCATTGCGACATTGCGAGTTCTGCGGGACGAAATTGGAGAGGAAGCCTTTGCCGCGTGGGGGCTTGGAGTACTTGATTCACTTCAACCGTCGCAAGTACTGCGGTCGCGTCTGCATGGCAAGGGCATTCGATGCGCGACATTCAGCCGTAGTTGGCCCATCGACTGCGCGATATCACGCCCGGAAGATCGTGCCGCCTGGGCCGTGCAGTCGGTGCGGGAAGCCGAAGGCGAAGGATGTTCACCATCGCGACGGGAACTACCTCAACAACTCGCCGGGCAACTTGGAGCGTATTTGTCGCAGCTGCCATGTCCGGGGCCACAGGCCGAAAGGCTCATGCACCATCTGTGGTGCTCCGGTGAAGGGGTTGGGATTCTGCGACAAGCACTATCAGAGATTCAAGAGGCACGGCGACCCGTTGATGTTTCGCGGCCAACGTCAAAAAACGCAATGACCGTGCGTCGATTGACGGCCACAGAATGCGAGTTTTTGCAGGGATTTCCGCGCAACTGGACGATGATCCCGTGGCGCAAGAAGACCGCCGATGACTGCCCAGACGGGCCGCGCTACAAGGCGCTTGGCAACAGCATGGCCGTCAACGTGATGGCTTGGATCGGAGAGCGCATTGATAATTACGAAAGGACAGGCAATGCCGTACGAACCGAAGGATGACAGCGGGGCGTTGTTCCCCAACCGCAAACAACACGAACGCCAGCCGGACTGGCGAGGCAACGCGATGATCAACGGTCGCATGGTTGATATCGCTGCATGGGTCAAGACCTCAAGCAAGGGGACCGAGTTCCTGTCGCTCAAGTTCAGCGAGCCACGCGAGCAGGCAGAGGCTCCGCGAGCCGCGCCGGCTGCCCGTCCGTCTCCGCGTCCGCACACCCCGACCCCAGACACCGACATCCCATTTTAGTCATGAACCAAGAACACGCCACCCGTGCCATGCAGCGCAATCTGCCAATCGTTCAACGCCTGCGCATCCCGTGGGCGACTATGTCAGAGCGCGGCAACAACGAACGTGCAGAGGCTGCAGCTGAGATTGAACGGCTTGCCGCGGAGGTCAAGCACCTAAAGGAACGCATGGTCAAGCTGTTGTCGGCCATCCAAGAACACGAAGCGAGGGACGCATGAGCGACATTGTTGACAGGCTGTACCGTGTCGCAACCTGGATGACGGATGCCGACTGCATGAAGGCTGCCGCCGAAATCTGCAGGCTGCGCGCCAAGGTTGCCGATCTGTCCGTAGGTGCGCCCGACGCTGTTGACGAGTGGTCAAACCGAGCACACAACATGCTCAGTGCTATGGAAGCACTGGTCGAAGAACTCAACCAAGGAAGGTGCTGCAATGGAGATGCCGAAGAACTTCACGAAGGTGTGTCTGGCGATCAGCCAGGACGAGGATGCCGTGCTGATGATCGACGGTCATGTGCTGGCCGTGATCCAACTGCTCGGGAAGGCGCGGACTAAGGTGCGCGTGTGCGCACCACGCGAGATCAGGGTGATTCGTGAGCATGTGGAGGACAACGATGCCGAAGCGAATTGACAAGGAAACGGTTGAAGCCATTCGTCAAGCTGTTGCTAATGGTGAACCGCAGGGCGAAATTGCCAAGCGTTACACAGTGTCACGCAGCGCGGTATGCCGTATCGTGAACGGGTCACGCCATGCCGAGAACGATGATGCACACGAGCGAATCGAAGACACTGCTAGCGCGCATTGATGCCTACGTTGCAGGCAATGCGCCTGACCTCGATGCCCTGACGCTCCTCCGGGAGTGCAGGGTATTTGTGTCAGGTTGCATCGTGCAGGCAAGTCTGCTTGAGGAGGAAATCAAGGACATTCGTGTCCGCGAGATGCAAGCACGTGCGCACCTAGCCGCAACACAAACAAGGCTGTCACGCCTTCTTGACGGACTAAGGGACGTGTAATGCAGACGTCACCGGGCGAAACAGAGGATGACATCGTCGAGCGAATCGACGCGCATCCCTCGCCCGGCCCGCTGCTGATTGAATGCCGCGACATGATCGTCCACCTGCGGATGGAATTGGCACTAGCAATGCGTGACGTGAATACCACCAAGCAGCAACTGAAGGCGCACCTTGCCGGTCATTGAGTTCGTCGTGCCCGGCTTGGCTGCGCCACAGGGCAGCAAGCGGATGGTGCGCCTGCGCAACGGGCGAACAGTGCTGATCGAGTCAAGCAAGCGGGTCAAACCGTGGCGGGCCGTCGTGGCCTATGAGGCTGGCCGTGCGTTCACAAGCGCCCCAGTTGAGTGCGACGTGACCGTTAGTGCCGAGTTTGTTATCGAGCGCCCAAAGAGTCACAAGACTGCTGCCGGCGCGGTCAAGGCATCAGCGCCAATGTCGCCCGGAAAGCCTGACCTTGACAAGTTGTGCCGCGCACTGCTCGACGGGCTGACCGGGGTGATCTACCGCGATGACAGCCAGGTCATATACCTCAACGCGATGAAACGATTCGGCGACAAGTCAGAAACTGTTGTCACGATTTCTTACGCTGCCCGTTGACAGACTATATTGCGGCGTATACAGTCCGCACGTCACGCATGGTGCGTGACATTCTTTGAGAGGAATGACAATGCGAACGAGTGCTTCTATCGGGCAGCTTGCCAAGGCGTTGGCGACTGCAAATACCCACATCACCAACCCCCGTCTTGACAGTGTCAACCCGCACTTCCGCAACCGCTACGCGAGCCTCGGCGCGATCCTGAACGCCGTGCGCATCCCGCTCGCCAGCAACGGACTCGCGCTGGTGCAGACCGTCAACACGGACAACAACACCGTGGCCGTCGAGACCACCCTGCTGCACGTCAGCGGCGAGTGGATGGCAGAGACCGTGTCCATGCCGTTCCCGGAACGCGGCACGGTTCAGCAACTCGGCAGCCTCGTGACCTACCTGCGTCGTTACAGCGCAGCAGCCGTGTGCGGCATCGTCGGCGAGGAGGACGATGACGGCGAGCAGGACCGCCAGGCACCCCGCGAGTCGCACCGCCCCGCCGCAGCCCCGCAGGCGGCTCCCAAGGCCGCGCCCGTCGCAAGGCCCATCGCCACCGTCGAAGCCCCCACGACGCCCGCCAAGGCGCCTACACCGCCTGCAGACGAGTACCCCGACGAGTGGGAGGGCGAGGTCACTATCCTGCGCGTCGCAGAGCGCAAGGGCAAGCCCATCGCCATCCAGTTCGACGGGCCGCACGGCAAGGCGTGGATGACCACCGACGTGATGGAGTACGTGCAGTTCGCCAAGGATGACATCGACTCGACCGCCAAGGTCCACCTTGCCCGTGTCGATGGCGCGCTGACCATCATGCGCTGGCAGGCGCCGTCGCCCGCACCTACCACCGAACTCCCCTTCTGAGGTAACCGATGAAGCCCAAACCACAGATTCGCACTACCGCACTTGGCTATGTCGTGGCCGTGGTCCCGATCATGGGTGAAACCACACGAACAGACGAAACATACGTGTCCAATACGTACACGTACATGGTTGTCGGCATCGCTCCAAACGGCCATGTCACCTACTACACGTCGCCGTTCCCATCCAAATCGCAGGCCGAGTCGCACCGCCGTGAGTTAGTCGCGTTGCACCGCGAACTGCGCGCAAAGACACGCGCTCGATCAGAGGCACGAACCAAGAAGGCAAAGGCATAAACCATGTCGCTCTACGGAATTACGACCACACTGTCCCACATCCTCGACCGCATCATGGAGTCGGGCGCTGACAGCCCAGAGGTGCAGGCTGAACTCGACGCCACCCTTGAAGGCCTCGACGCAGCCCTTGAGGAGAAGGCCGACGATTACTGCGGCCTGATCCGCGAACTGGAAGTCCGTGCCGACGCCCGTGTCGCCGAGGCCAAGCGCATCCGTGCGCTCGCCGACGCCGACGCAAACCTGGCACAGCGCCTCAAGGACCGCCTCAAGTCGGCTATGGAGACCACCGGACGCCTCAAGCTCGCCACGGAGCGGTTCAGCCTGAGCGTGGCACAGAACGGCGGCAAGCAGCCGCTGGAGATCGACCCTACGGCGGTCGCAGTCATGGATGACGCGCTCGTCGTACTCAAGCGCGAGCCGAACAAGGACGCGATTCGCGCTGCGCTTGAGGCTGGTGAGCAGGTGCCAGGATGCGCACTGCTCCCCCGAGGCACGAGCCTGCGGGTACGCTGACACGACGTCTCAGTCATTTCTCTCGCCCCCGGCGGAACGCATGATGCGGGAAGCCGGGGGCTTTCCATTGGCATGAAATAAAACAGGCCCGGCGCCATCACGCCGAGCCTGCCCACCAACTGGCGGGATTTGGATCAGACCTTGTTGCCGTACTTGCCGCGGAGCAACCAGCCTGCCGCCACGCCGATGACTAGAGCGAGGCCGGCGAACCAAAGGTTGCCAAGGAAGTCGGAGAATGCGCTAGCGAGGATCATTGTCTGCCTTTCTTCACCTTGCGGTAGGCGGCATCAAATGCCGGGTCACGCGCCCGCATCGCCGCCACAAACTCCCGCTCGGATTCCGGGCGGGCAGGATCTAGCATATCAGCAGCCATCTCGGCCTGCACCATTGACTTGCGAGGCAGCCAACCGATGGCAATGCGCAGAGCCGTGAACGCCCCAGACTGCCACAGCATGAACGCTACGGCCACGCCGGCCACGGCCATACCCCACCACTTGAGCGTTGACAGCCACGCCGGCACGCGGTCCTGCACCGCAGGCAGCTCGCCGTGGATCGCCGCCGCCTCCTCGTCGATGCGTGTAGCGCCGTCCACCACGACCTGGTCGCCGACCTCCTGACCGTGGTCCACGAGCAGTCGAGCCTCAGCGCGGATGACGTTCGTGCTGTCCGCGATGCGAGCCACAGGGCTGCAACCGACGAGCAGAACTAGTACCAGCCACCTCACACGCGCCCCGACTCAACAGGGGTCGTGAACATGTCTAGTGCCGGGTCATATACGTCGCCGATGGCGGCGAACTTGCCTCGCATAGACGATGACGTTTCTAGCCATTGACCCGGCAGGTTGTCCTGCACCCATGCCATGCCATGTTCGTCGCCGACAACGATGACATCGATGACGATGTTGCGCTGGTCGATCTGTGCCGCGTAAATCATGCCGTGAATGTCCCGCTGGTGGTGAGAACGTGCTTTGTAGTACCGCCTGCGGTTGTCGTAGTCATCGTGCCTGTGTAGGAAACGGGCTTGGCGCTGCCGGGATAGCAGATCACAACGACACCATTGCTGCCCGCTCCACCAGTCGTTGTCGCCGATCCAACACCAGTGCATCCTGCACCGCCGCCGCCAGACCCGGTGCTAGCAGATCCAGGATTGCCTGTTTGCGTGATGCTGTCACCGCCAGACCCGCCGACACCGCTGCCGCCCGCAGGACGACCAACATTGGTCGCACCGCCGCCACCACCGCCTGCATAGGTTGCGCCTTGAAACGTGTATCCCGCCCCGCCGGCACCACTACTAGCATTTCCGTTTGTACCAGCAGCCGTAGCGCCACCACCGCCAGCGCCGCGATACGGGAATGCATCGGCGCCGGGCGAACCACCATTGCTGCCCTGACCAGATGTCGCCGTACCAGCAGTCTGCCCGGCAAACCCACCAGCACCACCGCCCGATCCACCCGCTCGACCCGGCAACGATGCACCGTTTCCACGGCCTCCACCGCCGCCACCAACAGCCGTCGTGAGACCCGTGAAACTGCTGCTGCCGCCATCGCTGCCCGCCGCCGAACCAGTAGCCCCGCCGCCGCCAACCCCAATCGTCACGGTGTATGTGCTACCTGGCACAAGCGTCAGCGAATTGCTGAACACATACCCACCAGCACCACCGCCGCCAGCGCCATACTGATTGTTGGTCGTTCCGCCGCCGCCGCCACCAGCGGCAACAACGAGAATCTCAGGGATGTACGGGCCACCCTCCAATGCGACGAACCCGACGAGCTGCGACGTTGCGCAACTGCGCATGGGACGCCGCATTCTGCCGACGTTGTAACGCATCGCAGGCTCCGTTCAGATGAAGGTATAGAACGCGCCCATCGTTCCCGTGCTCGATTCAAATTGCAGCGTGATGTACTGCACGCCGACCGTGTCGAGCAACACACTTGCCGGCGGTGTGCCAGCAGCCGCAGACGTGCCGGGGCTGTACACGTTCACCGTGGGGACACCAGTCCCGACCGTTACGGCGTGGAAGAAGTACTGCGTCGTGCCGTTCACCGACAGGCTCGGGATGCTCAACGCCGTCGCGTTGTACGCGCACGCCAGATCGGCGAGCAGCGTCGGAACGTAGATCGGGGTGCCGCTCGTCTGCACGTAGGTGGTCCAGCCGATCACGCGCACGCTCGGGGTAGTGGCGTTGTTCGCGCTGTGGAACGGGACGAGGCGCAGCAGGCTCGGCTTGTCGCCCAGTTTCGTCGGGACGAGGAACGTCTGGCTGGTCGTAGACGGGATAGTGGCCGTGGGGACGGCGTTGTCGTAGGTGCTGTTTGAGGCCGTGATAAGGCCGCTTGTGGCGTAGTTGGGCTTGTCGGTTGCTATAACGATGTCGGTTGGCATGGTGGTCCTCTAGTTCAACAGTTTACCGAGCGCGGTCACGGCAAACGACGCAATCGCCCCAATTGCCGCGCTCCAACCCATGACGTACCCACGGGTGTGTTCGAGCGCACGCAACCGCTCGTCGTGGTCCTTGATCTCCTCGCTCTGCCTAGCGTGCTGGGCGAGCAGGCTGTCAACTTTGCCCTCAAGGCGCCCGATGGCGAGGAACAGTTCGTCGTGGTGGGTGGAGGTCATGGAAATAGATGTTCCTTACGCGATGAACCACATGATTTGGATATCGATGATTGCGCCAGGAGTTGAAAGCGCCGTCGACCACGCGGTTGTCACACCAGACAAAGTCACAAGTTGCAACGCTGGACGAACCAGAGTCACGCCATTGATGTTCTTGTTTTCAAGGAATGGAATGACCGTATATGCCACTCCAGTGTTGTTGAACACGATATTGGCCGTGAACAACGGGCCATTCGACGGCTGTGCTGCCGTATCAAATGTGAACACGGACGTGGATGCGGAACCAATTTTACCGCCAAATGCAAATGGAGTCGTGGCATCCGCGCCGGTAGGCGTGTTCTGCAAGGTTGTGCTTGCGGCATTCACCATCGTGCAATACAAGTTTCCGGAAGTCTCGTCCACCCGGTGCTGCAAGGTGCCGCCAGTATTCGTGATCCGCGTCTTGAAACACTGAAGCTTCTGGCCGTTCACTGCAAATGTGGACGATGAATAGTTTCCTTCGCCGCCAGCATTTGCGGACGATGCGTTGCCGCCGACATATGTTCCGTTAGCCAACTTGATGTTGCCGTTTGAGACAACAATGCCGGATGGGCTTCCTGGGAATACATATTGCAGGCCCTGAATCGACCACGTAACACATGCAGCACGCTGTTCAATCAGGTGCGCTATCGTGGTGCTGTTGGCAAGCGACATCGTCAGGCCATCAATGGTGCAATTCCCGGTCATGTCGAGCGGGAGTGACCCGGTCGCCGGCGCTTCAATCTCCAGCCCCTGCATCGTGACGAGATTCAATTTCGCCGATGTCCCGGTGCAGGCATAGGCAACCATGTTGCTGCACGTTGCATGCGGGCCGTCAACATATAAACCATTTTGACATGACCACACGTTGATGTTGTCGTACGCACTGACGTTCGACAGAACATCAATTCCGGTCGCATTCGGAAGATCACGGACATGGACGTTCCTGATTGCCCCTTCCGTGCCGTGTGGATTTGCACCACGCCCAAGACGAATGCCGACCGTCACGCCAGCCTCGGAGTTCCCGTAGAACCCGATGCCATCCAGAATGATCTTGTTCGCGTTGCCGTTGTCGGTAATCCAGTAGCCAGTGGTGCTGGCCTTGCACTTCAATGCCGTGATCCATTTTCCAGCGCCGTACAGTTGCGACGCCGCAGGGAGAACGACATTGCCAACGACATATGTGCCGGACTGAAGTTTGACCGGAAGAATTGACGTACCGGAAATCAGTCCAGTATCGGTCGCTGCGGCGAGCGTCTTTGCAAACGCGGTGGTGCAATCCGTGCTGTTGTCGGCCTTTGCTCCAAACCATTCTGGCAAAACCTCTGCAACAGAGGTAGCTGCAAATACGACGGTTCCGGAGCCGGCAAACACCTGGTTCGTGTAGCCGAGAAACGGACCGTTGATGGTCAGCGTCACTCCGCTGTTTACCGTAATGACCGCGCCATTCTCAACCCACACATTCACCGTTGACGGAATCGTCGTGTTCGCGGCGATAGTGACATCTTGGTTGATGACAAACGTAGTTGCGTTGGAACCGAATGCCGTCAGAGCCGTAGCCAAATTGCCGTTGAAATCGGCCAACGTAACCCACTCGCGGAGCTTGTCGAGCACCGTGCGCTGCGACGCGCCCGAGCCGGCGGCGAGGAACGTGACCTGTTCAGAGGTTGGCTTGGTCATGGGCATGGGTTAGCAGTCCACAGCGTTGGCGAACTCGGGCAGCGTCTTGAGGTAGAGGTACGCCTGGCGGATGCAGTTGTCATCAAGAGCATGCACGCACGAATATGCGCCAACCTTCGCTGGCATCGCAGATTCTGCCGATACAAACCAGCTCAACACGAATGTCATGTGGTTCTTCGATGGAATAGAAACCGACGTAATGCGGCCATAGGCTGCGTTGATCGTTACGTCCGCGTCGGTAACAATGTTGGTCTGGATTGCCATGCGTTCCTCACACTTGATAAATGAATGACCCAGTCAGTTCTGTTGTTGCAGTCAACGCTGCGTTACTCAATGCGACATTTGCAACATTGTCGCCAAGTTGTCGTAGATTCAACGTCTGCGATCCGGGCGTAATCAAACCGGCAACAGTTGTATATCCAGCTGGGATATCAAGGTTTGCATACATAATTGACGTGGAGTAGGCAGCTGTTGCAAGTGATGCACTCGCGGCAAATGGCAATCCCGTAATAGTTACGCTCGATGTTGGAACACCGACCAATCCCGTGATTTCAACACGGAATGCAATCAGAACGAGATTGCCAATTCGCGTCCATGTGCCCTGCTGCAAACCATATGTAAAGGTGTATCCAGTGACGGCTATTACCGGAGTCCAGGTTCCAGTCGTATACAGTTCTGCGCCGCCATAATCCGCCAAGAACTGGTCCGTCAGGGAACCGCCGATGACGCGGGTACCCATCTCGGTATTGGTTGTACGGTCAAGCGTGTGGCTAAACACGCCAAAACTTGTAGTTTGCGACGTTCCTTTGATAAACGTGTTATTGATGCACCGCACGTTGTTGGAAACGCCAGTAACTCCGTCTCCCAAAAACCGTATTCCAATCGTTGATGTTCCAGCTGCTGGAGAATCAATAACGTTTGAGTCGATAAGTAAATTGCTGATCGCGTTGAACAGGATGGCACCATTTACGCCTCCGCTACCGCGGAACACGTTTCTAGCTACGACAAAGTCCATGTTCCGCACGACGGCAGCACCTAACGTGCCGAAAACACTAACATTGCCACCTTCAATTGTGTTCCCGTCACAAAGCAATCCACGAACCCTGTTCACCACAATTGGTTGCGGCAATACTCCATTCGTGTCGCGCATGTAGTTGTTGGAAATGACAACACCCATCGGTGGAGTTGTGCTAGTGACTGTTTCTAGCGTTGTGACATAAATAAACACTGCACCAGATGGTTTTTGAGCTCCTTCGATGTAATTGCCAACGATTCGGATTCCCGAAATTGGTGTAGTCAACACGCTCGCATTGGTGTACACCGCGATTGCGGCACTTCCTGCATACGATTCAATGCGGTTGTCAAGGATGTCAATGTCCCTGACAACGTGATATGCGTTGGCATCTGGCTCAATGTCAATCGGTCCTGGCATGTTGTTCCGCGAGCAATTGCGAAACGTGTTGTTTTGAATCGTAATTCCATTACCGTCAATCACGCTAATGCCATTGCGATTGTCTGAATTGACGCCATCAAACAAGCAATCGCGCACCGTGACATTGTGATTGTGCCGTTCCAGCCCGGCACTTGATCCAGATCCGATGTACACGCCATCTCCACGAAAACCAACAAAATCGACTCGTTCGATCACGACATTTCGGACACCATTCAACGAAACGAGATGTCGGAACGCAGAGAATCCCAACGTCGCAACCTGACCATCAATTGTCATGTCGCGGATCGTGATGTTGTCAATGAACGTAGTAGAGCTTGCGCTTTGCGCGTAAAACACTCCGACACTCGCGCTGTTTGTCCCGTTTCGGACAATTCTTGTCGCCCCTCTGCCAGCACCGAACAGATTGCTGTTGGCGTCTAGCGTCACGATGCCGTCGCACTTGTAGGTTCCTGCTGGAAAATACACCTGCGTAGACGCATTGACGGCATTCTGAATCGCCGCTGTGTCATCCGCAACACCATCCCCCACAGCGCCAAAGTCCTTCACGCTGACCACGTCGCCGAATTTGCTCGCCGCGCTGCGGGCGACCGCGCCGCTACCTGCCGGCGTGTAGGTCACAAGATCCGCGCTCGTCGCGCCGATGTTGCTCGTCAGGAAGTTGACGAACTCGATGTTGTCGGTCCCGGCGACAGGAGCCTGCGAGAACGTTAGCGTCGTGCCTGCAATCGTGTACGTGCTGCGCTGCTGGTACACGCCGCCGATGTAGACCTGGGCGCTGTTGCCGAGCGCACCTGGGTCAGAGGCGAGCGTGAACACCGTCTGCGACCCCGTGCCGCTGAACACCTGGCGCGTGATCGTCGTTGGCGCGCCGCTTGACCCTGCCGCCACAACGGTCGGCTCGCCGTTTGCGTCAAACGACAGGAACGCATTAGCGCGGGCCGCTGCCGTGGGCAGCTCCATGTTGAGACCCGTGCCGTCCGAAATCGGGATCTTCAGCGTACGGTCGCCGATGTCGCTGATCTGCTGGATCTGAATCGTCGCACGGTCGAGGCTGTCCGTGATGACCTCGGGGTAGAACCCGCCCTGATTCGTCAGGTCGGTCGGCTGCAGGTTGGCAATGTCTGAGGTAATCGTCAGCGTGAACCCGCTCGCCAACGCGCCGGCCAGCAGCGTGATACTGCCGCCGGGGTTGCTGTTCTGGTCGCCGTTCAGGGTGACGCTGTAGTCCGAGTTCAGGACAAGCGTGGTTTCCACGCCCGTGCTGCTTGCCAACCGAATAACGTCCAAGTCCGTAGCGGTGAAGACTTTGAACGCGAACGGAAAGACAGAGGCAGTTCCGTTCCCGATGAACGGTCCCGCAACTCTCACAGTGCTGCTAATCGTCATCGCTTGCTCTCCGGCGTGGCAGTTCCCGTAATCGTGCCACGGATCATATCGTAGGTGCTAGTGGGTTCGACCTCGCCGCGCTGAACATCAACGAGATACCCGGCGGGGCGACCGAGCACGCTAAACGGAATCCCGGTCGCCAGGCTCAAGAACGTCAGCACGTCGCGGACGTTCTTGCCCGTCACGTCCTCCTCCTCGTCAACTACGGCGATTGCCGCCTTGCCGACGCCAACCGTCGCCGCCTCAAGCGAAGCGACCGCTGGGCTGGTGGTCATGCGGTCGTTGTATGGCTTGTCATCAAACGCCGTCGTGGCGAGCGTGTAGGCCGTGGTCCCGAACGGCACGAACGCAACGCCCTGACGGATCTGGCTGCCGAAGAACCAGTCCATGAACGTGTCCAGATAGCCGTCCTCGTCTTCGTCTTCCCACCCACCGCCGAGCGTGCGGACGATGGCGTCGGCGACCACCGCCGGCAGCATGAAGCCCATCATGTAAATATAAACGAGCTTGCCCTTGTTGCCACGGAACCCCATGTCGCGCATGACCTTGACATACTCCGTCGAGTTCAGGTTGGCGAGCATGTTGAAGTAGCCCGCAAACTGCGTCAGGGTGCGGAAGAACGGGGTGCCAGACTCAAACGCAGACACGTCGCTCGGTCGCACGCTGCCCTGTGTCAACCGCACTGCGGCGTCGCCGGCGGCGATGGCCTCACGCTGCGCTTCCTCTGCAGTCATCGTCGTATCGGCTGTTGACAGCGACTGGTTGTAGGCGCCCACCCAGGTGACAACGTCAACCATGTTCTGGAAGGCTTGCTGCAGGAAGTACCCGTGTCGGTCCGTCCACGCCTGTGCCTTGTCGAACTTGCTTGGGTTCAGCAGCACCTCGTTGATCTGCTCCTGCATCTCAAACGACTGACCCTTCAGGCGGTCCTCCATGAAAGGCGACAGGGCAGCAACGCTGTTGGCAGTTCGCTGCGGCGAGCCGACATACTCGGTTAGCGCCGACGTGAGGTAGCGCGGCTGCACCTTGAGTCCCGCCGGGAACAAACCCGTGAACTGCTGCAGGGCGTTGCGCAGGTTGGCGAACATGATCGACATGCCCGTCCTGGTGCGCACGCCGCGCCAGAAGGCATCAACCGCCTTGTACTTGCCAGGCTGCGACACAAGTTGACGCGCCGTCCTGTTCAGCCACGGGATCAGCAGTTCCTGCTTGACGGTGGGGTCAACGCGGTCAAGTCGAGCCGCAAACTCACGCGAACGCAAGATGCGCAGCGCCTGCGTGATGGCCGGCTGAATCATGGCGAATCGCAGCGCCGAGTCGATGTGTGCGCCGATGACACGGACGTCGAGTGACAGCGCCTTGTTGTAACCCGCCATGCGGGCCTTGGTAAACCCGCGTCCGGTGCTAGGCAGCGAGTTCCGCCAGTCCGACTCAAGTTCCTCCTCGCCGGCACGCTGCGCGGCGTCGGCCACCATGAACTTGTCGGTTGCCGCCGGCACGTACCCGCCGCGATAGGTGCCGAACGGCGTGACCACCTCGCTTGCCGGGATCTCCGTGAAATAGAATCCGTACAGCTCGTAGTGCGCCTTCTGGGCGATGGGCTTGATCTCCTCGTTGAGATCCCACACCGACTGCAGGAAGTCGTAATCGGCCTTCGTCAGAATGCCCTCGTCCTGCATGCGCTTGACGAACGCCTTGAACTGCGTGTCATCGAGGTTGCCGAACTCGTCCTCCTGACCCCAACCTCGACCGAGCAGCAACTTGCGGTAGTTGCTCTCGTTACCCGTGTGAAGCAGTGCGCCGAGCAGTTCCGCCTTGCCGATGCCGGCGTTGCCAGCGCCGAAGGTGTAGTCAAGTTCTGGTGCCGAGAGAGTGCCTTCCGGCATCTGCAGGTTGACCACCAAGTCACGGAACCGCTTCATGTACTTGTTGCGGCTCGCCGTGAACTTGTCAACCGCATCGAGCACAGGGCGCACCAGGTAGTTCGTGAACGGGCGCACGGTTGACACGCCGTCCATTGAGTCGGCCCACGACTCCACGCGGCGCATGGTTGAGCGCAACGTCATCAGGTGACGGGCAGCACGGTCGCGGAACGTCGGCGCACGCTTCTCGCCCGGCACGACCTTCGGTACACCAATCTCCTCAAGCCGCTTGTCTAGTTCTCCAACGACCTCATCAAGCGCCATCGTCCGGTCGGCCAACTTGACCTGCTTGTCCTTGCGCGCCTGAATCCAAAGCCCGTCAACGGTGTCGCGCAGCACACGGAACTCGTCAACCGTCAGGTCGCGGTAGTCCTGCGGACCACGGGTTGCCTGCAGAATCAGCGGCTCCAACTGCGCGTAGGCAGCGGGGTTATATGCCTTCAACTGATCGACGTACTCGGCGGGCGACTTGTCGCGCTTGCCGAACCCGTACCATCCGAGGATGGCGCGGGCCGCCGACACCATCTCCATGTTGCGCGTCTTGCCGATCTTCTCGTCCGAGCCGAAGAACCGCTTGAACGCCGACCTGGCGCGGTCGATCTCGGCACGGGCCTCAAGCGCCTGACGAGCCAGCATGTTCTGCAGAAGCTGCTGACGCTTAGCCCGCATCATCACCTCAGCCGGCGACTTGCCCCCGTACTTCTTGTCAAACTCGGCACGGCGCTCACGGGCTTTCTCAACCGCCGCGACGCCAGCCGACAGCGACTCAGCCGTCGCCTCGTCAACCGTCTTGCCGGCGGCGATAGCCGCGTTGTAGGCCCGCGTAGCAGCCGTCTGGCCGGCCTGATCGGGCGTTTGAGGCTCGGTGTAGGCCGAGGTCGCTAGACGGGCAGCACGGGCCTCTGCGGCGGCGTAGGCGCGTGGCGAGAGGGTGCGGATCGTCTGCCGCCCAATGATCTCCCCTGCAACCTGGCTAGCCGCCTCCATGATGACGCTGACGGGCTGCTGCAGCTTGGAGGCCCACCGCTGCTCAACAGCAATCAGGCGGGCGCGTGCCTCGTTGTGGATGGCACGGTCCACCGCCAACGAGCGGGCAGCCGGGTCGGCCAGTTCACTAAACTCTGAAAGCATCCGCTGGTCGGTGCGCTCGGCGACCGCATCAGCGAACGGCTTGGCCGTTGACAGGGCGGTGACGAGTTCGGCGCCGTTGGCGTACCCGTACAGCGGCGCAATCAGGTCGGGGTGCAGACCGTCCTCATTGACCATGCCGTATCGGCCACGGCCAAGGGTGGCGACATCGAAGCCAGGCGGCATGACAGCCTGCACGCCAGCCAACGACAACTTGAACTGACCAGTCGCCGGCTTGGTCGTGCCATCGACATCGACCACCTTGCCGCGCTTCAGGAACTCCATCGCACGGTACACCGGCAGGACGCGCAGATCCTCGGTGACCTCGTCCTTGATCTCCTTGCGCTTGTCATCGTGCTGACGCTGCAGCTCGCGCAACTTGCGGCCACGAGCACGCGACATCCACGCCATCTCCTTGAGGGTGGCCGTGGTCAGTTCGGCAACAGCACGTTCGGTGGCCTGTTCCTGCAATTCCTGATACGCAGCCCACGTGGCATCGTCCATACCGGACTGTTCCTGCGTCTGGAACTGTGGCTTCATCTCGCGGATGGCCTGAGCACGGGAAATCTGGTCCTCGGTCGCCAGCATGCGGTCCATGACCTGGCGGACCTCGCCCGTCAGGATCGGCAGATCCTTGCCGAACTCGGCCTTGTACACGTCGTTGATCTTCGTGATGAGACCCTGATAGACCTGCTTGAGCCAACGTGCGAACTGGTCGAACAGACCCTGCATCTCCACGCTCGGCGCCTTGCCTTCAAACAGGTAGGTCTCAAACGAGTACGCAAACTGCTCGTGGTACTGGCGCTGCTGGTCAAGCGACATCGCGTTCCAAGTCGCTAGATCCTTGACGCCGAACCAACGCAGCAGCGTGTTCATGTCATCGACCACCGATGCTGGCGCGTCTGGTCGTGCCGCGACGTCGCCAAGGATGGTCAGGAAGTAGTGCGCTGTCTCGTGCGCGAAGGTGCTGAAGTCAGCATCCTTGTTGAGCGTGGTCAGGAGCTTCTGCGGATCGAATCCGCCGCGGGCGAGTCCGCGGGCTGCCTGCTGAAATTGTTGACTCTTTGCAATTGCTTGCAATGCGCGAGCTTGCGCCTGCGAACCGGCGTCGTAATCACCAACCGTTGCGCCATCGCCGGCTTTATATTCGCCGTTGTAACCGCGCTCATACACCATGAACACAACATCTGGCCGGCCATCGTTGAAATTTTTGAACGTGTCCTTGTTCCATCCGGTTGGTGCGTATTCGTCGTTCCATGCCAAGCGCGCAACGGCCCGGAAGCCATGTGCTGCGTAATACCCAGGCAGTGCGGTGTCGAAACAATCAAGGCGACGGCCACCGACTTGCACAGATAGCGCCATCACGGCTCGTCCATTGCCGCTCTTAGGCGCACTGAATACAGACACGATGTCACCATCAGCCGACAACGCAAATCCTGCCGTTGCGTCCTCTGTGACGAACAAACGCTTGCCCTGATATTCCTCAGCTGTATAAACAGCAACTGCCGCACCATATGGATTCGATGCGTTTGTCGCTGCTACCAGTGCTCGGAACGCCTGCGCCCCATCGGCGTCCGCCACGAGTTCCTGCATTGTTTGGAGTGGAAGGTTTGCCTTCCCAAATGCGGATTGCAAACGTTCGCCAGGAACAAAGTCCGCAGCAATCGTCGCGTTCAGAATCCCATGCTGTCGAGCAGGTCCGCCTCGGCGTTCGTCAAACGAGAAGCCTCGTTGGCCGAGTTCAGAGTTATATCTTGCATAGCGGACGTAGCCGGCGGCGATGGCTCTGCGTCTTTGGTCTGGATTGTCGAGTTTGGCGACATCGGTTTCAAGGTTGCGCTCAAATCGCTTCGGCGGGATTCTGGCAGCGCGAACTTGCCCTGCTGCACCTCCAAGCGCAGCCGTTCCAACGCTCGGTCCCCCGCTAGTTGCAGCGCGGCCTGGATATCCAAAGGCTTGGACGAGTCGCCGTTCGGTGTAGAAGCTGATGGTTTCATTGGTGCTCGCCTTGCTGTAGCCGGCTTCCCGTGCCGATCCAATGATATAGAACCAACGCAGTGCCTGCAAGGCTGAAGGCGCCCATTTGCGCCCAGTCACGGCCTCCATTTCCTCCTTGAACAGATCGCCGAACCTAGTGAAAATCTGATGTTCGTCGATGCTTTCAGGTAGACCGATATTGACGTCGAACATGCCCGTGAAATGGCTGCGGATATACCGCGACTCCCAAATGTCCACGGTCGTATATCGCTCGTCGCCAATCGCGTTCAGTGTGTATGCGCCTACCTTCTGCCCGAAAATGAACATGCGCGGAATCAGTTTGCTCTGACCAGTCGCCTGCTGAACGAGATCGGTGATATTGCCGATGTCGCCGACTGCGCCGGAATATCCCATCTTGCGATTGAACTTGTGCAGTTCCTTGACCGGAACGCCTTCCTGCAAGTACTCAAGCGCCTGCGTGACGCCGCCACGTTCCTTGATCAGCCGTTCAATGATGCGAATCGTTCGCACCTTGACGTTTGCCGTCGTTCCGCTAATTGGCTCGGCTGCCTCAAACACCACGAGCGCCCCGGTACCAGGCTTCGGTCCGAGCGTGAATGCGTCGAAATTACCTTCGCGCATCCAGTGATCCCATAAACCAACCGTGTCGCTAATGTTCGCAGGCAACATCGTGTTCGGCGATGTCAGGCCGGCGATGGTGCGAAACATCGCAAACTCGTCATCGGTAATTGCGCGCCCAATGTAATCGTCAAGAATGGACCGAGTCGCCTTCCAGTCGTTCGCGTAATAGTCAGCGAACTTCGGGTTGGTTTTGACGAAATCGAGAATGTCAGCTACTGCCCGCTTGGCGGCTTCTCGGAAGTTTCGTGGGCTTGGTTTGACTTGCCGCTTTGTTTTCTTCAGCAGCGCGTCCCATCTCTTTTTGAAGAACTCGTCGGCATCCGTGAATGCCTCGCGTCCCGTTTCTTGCACGATCGCCTTCGCCGCCTCAATCGGACCGAGGTTTCGCGTCGTCCTCGCCGCCTGCTCAAGCGGGCGCTGCTTGCGGGTATTGACTTGCTTCGTGAATCGACGCACCTCCGCCATGCGCTCACTGCCACCCTCCTCTGCCGCGTATCCGCCATCCGATGCGTTCATCACATACTTGCCATCGATGATGAATCCGCCATCAATGACAGTGTCAGCAATTTCTGGGAACGTATCGATCAAGTCGCCGTGCATGGTGGCGTTGACGTCGTAATACACCGTGCCGTCGTAATCCATCAAAGCAACAATTGCCGGACCTTGCGATACGTCGCGCATTCCAGGCTTCGCAGTTGGAGGATTGTTGACATCAAACACCCCAGATTCTGGTGCTGGCGTAACTGCCTGCTCAAGCGGGCGCTGAACCTTGCGACGCGCCATGCGATCCTTGATCGCTTGAACCCGTGCCTCCTGCGCATCAAGGGCCGCGTACGCTTCCGCGCCTAGTTCCGCATCGGTAACACCATCCGCGACACTCAATTGCCACAGCGCCGCAAGGTCGCCATCATTGCGAATGGCAGCTCCTAATTGTTCCGCCGACAAATTGTCGCGCCGACCTTGCTGCGCGACTTGTCGTATCAATTCTTCGATACCTAGTCCAGTGCTACTCCTCGTTGGCTCATCATCGCCACCTGACGGGTCATCCTCCTCAACCTCACGTTTATCAAGTTCAGTTTCTAGCGCATCAATGTCGGTCTGAACAGCATCGACTTCGTATGCGTAATCAAGAAGTTGCCGAACCTCGTCATCCGTCAATTGAGCGATAATTTCCGGCGATACTTGTTCAAGCGTTGCAACGGACGGCTCTGTCGGCGCTGCCTGGCCCTCGCCACGGACGCGGTACGGGTAACGCTCAAACATCTGCTCGGGCGTCACGCCAACGCGGTCGGCAAGCGACGCCATCATGTTGCGGACAAACTCGGCGTTGATCTTGGCCTCTGTCGCGGGCTGGCCGGCTGCGGTCAATTCACTGTACATCGTGTCCTCGACACGCTGCGCGCTCTCAACGAACGCCGTGTCCTCAGCGGCCATGCGCTCGTCAATGACATCCTGCCCAGCAGCGGACATGCGCTCGCGCTCGGCGCGCACGGCTTCTAGCTGCGTCACGCTCAACGCCTCTGGCGACAGGCGCATATGCGGTCGCAGCGCGTTCCCAAGGTCGGTGTTGGCAAGTCGGGCGGAGAACAGTGCGGTCGGGATCGTGACGTCGCCGCCACGCTCTGACTCTGCGCGGACCTGTTCGGCAAAGCCCGGCACAATCGCGTCAACCTGGCTAGCCGTCAGGTTCAACTGCGCGAGGACACCCTTGGCCTCCTCGGCGTCAACATAGATCGTGGCAACAGGCTTGCCCTCAACCTGCTTCTCAACGAACTCTTGGAACGCGCTCGGGTTGCGTTCGCGAACCTTGGACTCGGCAACGCGCTCCTGCAGGCCGTCAAGCCACTTCTGCTGGGCTTCGGTTTGTCGCGCACGGCGGGTATCCACGATGGCGTTTGCGCCAGGCCCAATGCTGCCGAGCAGCAGGCTTCCTTGGAATCCGCCAATAGCAGCATCAGTGATACGGGTCAGAGCGTCCGTCCACGTTAGTTCGGAGTCGATACCGTCAGCCGCCTTGGCGATTTCGCTCGCCGTCATTGCGGTAATTTCCTGCACGGTTTCCTCAAGCGTTTCCGTGCCGACCTGCGTTGCATAGCCCTTGGCGAAACCCTTTGCCGCCGACCGCATCGTCGGCATTGCCAACGCTTCAACGCGATCTTTGATTAAACGACGAATCAATGGCTTGAACGGTCTTGCTGCAATTGTTGCACCAAACAGTTCAATAGCACCATTGATCGTGCCGCCAATAATGGAAGCATTCAATGCCGTTTGTGGATCGACTCCAGCTTGCTCAAGTTCATCGTATAGAAGTCCTGCTTCCGTCTGCGCCGTAGTTAGCACAATCCCGGTTGCGGCACCAACACCAGCGCCTGCTACCGCACCAGGCGCACCACCTACAGAACCACCAATTGCAGCACCTGCCAAGGCTGTAGTTCCAATTGCCTTGGCCTGTGTAAGTTGCTGCGCAATGACTTGTGCGGTCATGTACAGAATGCCGCTGCCTTGCGTTTCCTGCATGCGCTTGCGCGCAAAACCCAATCGTTCTTGTTGAGCCTCAGTCTCTCCATACAACAACTGACCACTCAAAGGCGAAAACAACAATTCGCCAGGCTCCTTCATCAAGAACCCGCCCTCAAACCCCTTGCTGATGCTGTCAATCCAAGACCCGGTTTCCGCTAGGTTGTCAATGTCATCGTGCGCTTGCGCCGAGAATGCGGGATTGGCAAGCGACTCGGCAAGCGCCGGGTTCTTTTCAAGCATCCCCGTTTGCTGCAGGCGAGTAATGAGCGAACGACGCCGCAACTCGTCCATGTTGCGCAGCGCAATGTCCTGACCAAGACCGAACTGGCCGCCGAGTTTGCTGGCTTGCGCAGCCTGGTCGGGGTTGATCGACAGCGTGCTAGCAATCGAACCGATGGCCGGCGGCTGACCCTCTCCGCCCATGCCCTTGGCAATGGCGAGGAACGGGTTGTCTGCAGGCGTGTTCAACCCGAGTTGTTCGGGCTGCGCCATCTTCTGCGCCATCGGGATGAACGGGTTCTCCTCAGCGGAAGGGATGCGAGGGGTCATCGTGATGTCCGACAGGTTGTCTTCCTGCATTACTCAGCCTTCTTCATTCGTTCGTACTGGAGATACATCATCGCCATGTTGGCGGCGTTGACGCGCTGGTTGGTTGCCTCAAGGGCTGCACGGATCTGCTGGCGTTCCTTGTCAGGGATGCGGTTGATAATTTCAGTGTACGCCTTGCTTTGCTGCTCTGGCGTCATAGCAGCGATGACATTCTGCGCGGCATCTTGTTTTGAGAACGCACGGTCAAGAAGCAGATTGTCAATGACGGCCTGCTTCTCCTCGCGGCTCAACTTGCGACCCGTCAGCATCTGCTCGTAACTAATGGCCTGCGTCACATTGTCACGGAATAGAAGCGATGCTGACTTTTCATCCTGATCTCTAGGGAACGCCAAATCGTTCAGCCCGTTGCGCACGAGCGTTGCGTTGACAAGATCGGCGTCAACGCTCGCCTCCTGCATCTTGGGCGGATCGTTCAGGTCGCCAAGCAGCTTAGTGAACGTCGTGCGCGTCATGCGACCGCGATTCTCGTTCAGCCATTCGCGGCTGACGATGGACGGGTCGCGGGCGATCTCCTCCATGACGTCGAGTTCATCTTCCTCGCGCTGGCCCTTGAGCAGTCGCTCCTGATCCTTGGGCTTGAGAGCGCCGAACACCTCGGGCGGGATCTGCGCGACCGTAGAACCTGGCGTTGCCAGATACTGCTCAATACTCTCGATGCGCTGCCCGTACTCGTAGTCCTGCAGTTCCTTCTCCTGCTTGTACGCGCTGCGAAGATTGGCCTGCACAAGACGGCGCGTTTCCGCATCGGGGATCTCGGCGGCAATCTGCAGGGCTTCCGTCAGCGTGCGCGGCGGCTTGGCCTCGTCTCGCGGCAGATCAACGATGGAGTTCGCGTTTCGCGGATCAATCGCCTCGCCATTGCGGACGATGCTGTAGCCCACCGGATACAGGCCATCAACCGCATCACCCTGCGTGCCAGCGGCGCCGACCAGTCCGCCCTTGCGCACCGTTGCGCCGACCTCAAGCATGCCCCAGGTATCGACATTGCCGAGCGTGTAGCGCGTGCCGTCCGCGGTCTCGACTACGACCGTCGTATTGTCAATCGACTTGATCGTGCCGTCTGCGGGGGCGTTGATCGGCGTTCCGGGCGGCACCGACATGTCGAGCCGCTTTCCCTTGACGTCGTACCGTGCGTTCGGAACGACCTCGCCGAAGTTGGCAGTCCCGGCCTTGCTGTCAAGCAGCCCCTGGGTCTTGATGCTGACGGTCAGATCCTCGACCATCTGCTTCTTGCGGTTGGCGTCGAGCGACGCAATGAGCGGGTCGGCGACACTCGCGTCGATGCGATTGCGCTCTAGCTGTTCGCGCACGTACTCAAGCCCAGCCTGATAGTCGTTGTCCATCATCAGGCGATTGACCACGCCGCGGGTGGCGAGCGTGTAAACGCCGTTCTCAAGCTCGCGCATCTGCGCGCTGTCTTCGGCAAACCCCATCAGCCGGCCAGCGGCACGCGCCTCGTTGAGCGCAACGCCCATGTTGCTCGTGAATGGACCTGACGGCAGACCGTCCTCGCCGACCTGGTTGCGCGCCTTGTAATCCTGCACCGCAAGATTGACATACTGCTGTGCGCGGATCTTCGACTCGTTGGTCGCATAGACCTTGACCTCCTGATCGCGGTGCGCGAGCGCCTGCGTCTGGAAGTTCATCATGTTGCGCGACAGCACGTTCTGGAACATGCGCCGCTGCGTCTCGTTCTGCAGGCGGTCCATCGTCTCTTGGCCGGCCTGCGCAAGGGCATCCTGCGTGGCTTGGAACGATGCCTCAGCCTGCTTGCCGCTGGTCTTGAGGAAGCCATTCTGACCGCGCAGGATGTCGTTGGCGCGCTCAAGGAACGCAACGTCGCTAGCCTTCGTCTCGGCCTCGTCGATGGCATCCTGAATCGCCACGCCTGCGCTGTACGCCACGTTGCCTGCCTGCGTCATAGCGCGACCGAACTGCTGCACCTGTTCGGGCGTGTAGTTCTGCATCGGCTGCACGGGCGGCGCGGCGAAGTCGCCGATGTCTCCGCCGCCTGACGGGGTAACCTGTGGGACGAAGGTGGTGGGTACGGTCGGCATGGTTAGATCCTGCGCGTTGACACGCCCTCAAGCAATTCCTCAAACCGCTTGTTCCGCGCCCAGTTGGCGCCGATGTCTGCGGCACTACCAAGCAGGCTGGTCGCAGCGCCGAACCCCGGCATGATCGTGCCGGCGGTCGCGCTCAGGTTGCTTGCCGTCAGACTCTGCATCGTGGCCTGCGTGCCGAGGTTGAACGCCTGCAGACGGGCAGCCTCCTGCGCCCTGACCGTGCTCGCGTTGATGTTCAGTCGGTCGATCTCCTTGACGATGTCCATGCTGGCGATGATGTCGCGGGCCGTACCCTGCCCGAGCGCGATGCCACGGCCAGCCATAGCCGTGCGTGCGCCTGCACGTGCCTGTCCCGCCGCCATCGTGTAGCGCCCCGCCTGCAACTGGCCCTGCCGGCCAACCTCGCCTGCCGTGAACTCTGCGGCCCGGCGGTTGATGCGCGACATCTCAGCCTGGAATGCGGCGTTCTGCGCCTGCATCTTGAGCTGGTTCTGCTGCGACCGCATGTTGTAGTAGGTGCCGATGGCGCTCGTCGCCGCCCCGAACACCGATGCGATCTGCCCGCCGATGGTCAAACCTTCAGCTGCTTGCGACCAGAACGACGGACCTGGTTGCGATTGCGGACCAACGATGGCCCCTGTCGTAAGTAGCGTCGTCGCTGCGAATTGCGTTTGTGGGAATGCGGACATCGTCAGTCTCCGAGTACGACCTCAAGCGTAAGTCCAACCACCGACAGTGGTAGCGGGTCGGCCTGACGCAGATATACCTGTCCGCCGGCGCGCCACGCGGGCTTTAGATCAACGTCGATCTCGTCGCTCTTGAGGCTCGGCGGCGTGCCGTACGGTTCCGTCATGCGTTGCTTGGCCTCCACGAGTCGATCAGCCGTAGGCCCGATGAAGATGCCGCTCGATTTGAATACGCGGATGTACGCCTTGTTGACGTTCTTGTACCGACCCTGTCCATAGCCGTCTAGGCTCATCACCGCCGGCAGGGTCTGTAGATCGCTCTCGTAGGGCAGGCCGACGTGGATGACCACCGCAGCCCGGTCGATGGTCACGGAGCCGCTAGAGACCGTCCTCTGCGGCTGTACGGCCCCGTCAGCGAGGATGCTGACCGTCTTGCCCTCAAGGTGGCTCAGGCCGCTCACCGTGTCACGGGCGAAACCCCAGACCGTTGTAGCGGTGTTGCGCAGGGCAACAGGCAGCGTGACGTCCACACGGGCCGTTGCCACCGTCGTGCTGCTCGTGCCGATGATGCGCAGGCGGTACTTGTTTCCAGCCGCGTCCGTCAACACGATGGCGTCATTGATGTCCGTGGGCGGCGTGCTCGTGGACGGGAACTGGAAGATGGCGCTACTTGCCGTGATCGTCAGCACGTCTGACGGTCCCCAAGTCGTGCCGCCGCTGACAGTTACGGTCGTGGCCGTGGCGTTGTTGCCGTCATACGTCAGGCCGCAGTCCACGAAGAAACAACGGTCGAGCGTCGTGATCTGCCGTGACGCCATGCGCTCGACGTAACGCTTTGTGTTGCCGCCGATTGTGCGCTTGACGATGACGTAGACACGGTCCTCGCTGCCCTCAGCTACCGCCGTCGTTGACTCAAACAGGCCATCCGTGTCGTGCTGGTGCCATGCGCCGATCTGCTGTTCGGGCATGTACGTCAGGCCCAATAGGTTGCCGTTGCTGCTCACGAACCACAGGATCGGCTGCGGCGCCTTGCTATAGCACATGTCCGTGATGTCGAGGTCATCGAATAGGTGGGCCGCACGGATGGACAGGTCGCCCGTCACGAATCCGCTCGCCTGCCAGGAATAGCCGAGTTCGCGCACGTGGCCGCCACGGGCGGCGCAATAAACCACCGTGTTGTTGACGATCTCGGGCTGCACCTCGTTGGCGCCGATGTATGACTGCGGGCGCACGCTGATCGTGGAAGGGGTCAGCACATCGCTGTTGACAGGGCTGACCCGCCATTCCGCCGCGCTCGTCAGCAGCAAGAGCTGCGTCAGCGGCACGATGTGGTTGATGGTGTTCGCCTCGCGGGCAGCAACGCGGATGTTGATGCGGTCGCTGTCCTTGCTCGGCAGCGTGTAGGACAGATCGCTTTCCGTACCACTGCGCGTCATCCACATCGTCTGCGGCGCGTTGTTCGTGCCGGCAAAGATGCGGCGCTGCTCAAAGTAGGACACCGCTCGTGGGTAGTTCCCGGCGCCCACGAACGGCGTCTCCACGATGGGCGGGGTGATGCCCATGTCTGGCGCGATGTTGTCATCGTCAAACGACGTGCTGGCTGTCTGGCCGATGTAGCCATACAGGCCGCTCTGTCGCTTGTAGATGTTGTAACGCAGCGCACCTGACACCGCGCTCCAGCTGATCGTGTTCTTGGCGCCGATGGCGTTCAGGTTGTTGATGACGTTGCCGCTCGTGCTAGCCGCGCTCTCGTCCACCGCGTTCTGCGCAATGGCTGTCACGACGTAGTAGTTATCAAAGTCGAGGCTCTTGTCGCCGAACTGCACAAACCCGCCGCTTGTATATGCCGTGTAGGCCGCTGTATTGACAGGCACCCCAGTGTCGTAAGCCTTGACCGACAGCGTGTTTGCCGATGGCACACTGTTGACGAGGTAGAACCCGGCCAACTGCGTCATCGTGCCGCCGCTGACATATACGCTGTCACCAACCACAAACCCGTGATTGCCGACTGTCGTGATGATGCCAGGATTGGCCTGCGTGATGCTAGTGATGTTTAGCGCATCGCCGCGGTTCGCCGTCACAGTTGGTGCTCCAGGAACCGCAACAGGCGCAACGAACGAAATGGTCGAAAGGGTCCACGTGGTTGCGCCGAGCCGGCGCAGTTCGCGTGGCGCGTAGTTCGGGTGAACGAGCGTCAGAACGTCCGCCGACTGAACGTAGTGAATGGTCGGGATGTCTGCCTCAAGGTACGGAGTCGGGATCTCGTACGCCGACGATGGCAGCGGATACCAGTACGTGGCGTTCGGCGGCGCGTTGCCAGTCGTGGGCGCAATGCAGTAGTAGTTCGTGCCACCACTCGACACGAGGTCGCCAATGACATACGCGGTCGCTCCGTTGTACGCCGCTGGGCTGCCAGCCTGCAACGTCGAACCTTGCGTGTGGAACCTGATGTACTGATCGCCAAACTCAAGCACCATCGTCTGTGTGGTGCTGTAGGTGAACGGGATCAAACGAGCACGCTTGGTGCTGTCCTTGACCTCCGCCACGAACTGCGTGCCAGGTCGGTTCTCAGCCGGACCTTGCGGCGTGGCGATGAAGTTCCGCATCTTGGCCGCGCCAGTCTGGAACTTGACATCGTCGATGCGACCAAACATCTCCGGCGACAACTCGCCGCCTGCGAACGAGCGACTGTAGACGCGGGTGCTTGGCATAGGTCAGCGTCCTGCAATCCAGCTAGTGATGTGTTCCGGCTTGATGTTGCGTTGATTGGAGTCGCTCATGCGGGCTTGCTGCAGATAGCCGACCATCATCTGTGTCTGTCGCTTGCCCTCGGCTGCGCCCTGATCGCCCTTGATGACCGGGCCTGCAAGCATCGCTGCGAGGTGGTGCGACAGCGCCATGACGAACAGCGGGTCGAACTTGGTCGGGTCGGTAATGAGCGCCTGGTAGCGCAGCAGTGCGTTCTGCTGGTCGGTGTACAGCACCTTGTTGCCGTTCGTGTCCGTCTCAATGCTGTAGGGCTGCGGCACATAGCGCCCCGCTGCCACGAGCGGCGCGTAGTTGTGCAGGAAGTCGGGATTGTCGCTCGGCGTGAACTTGGCCGAATAGTCGTTTTCGGCGTCATGCGGCAGCACGCTGACAGCGACCATCATGTCGCCAGGCACCGCATACGCGTACTTCCACATGGTGTACGGCATCGTCACCGACGCGAGCAGAGCGCGACGGCTGGCGAAGTTCCAGTTGTGCATCTGGAGCAGGCTGTCACGCGCAATGGGGTAGAACCGTGCGCAGTGCTCCGCCTGTGCAGACCCTTCCGGCGGGTCAATGCTGGCGATGCTTGCGTCATCGCCGAGGTGCGCAAGGGCTAGATTGCAAATCTCTACGACGCTTGCCAAGGCGACCTCCTAGTCATAGAGGGGCGCCGGGTTGTGAGTCCGACGCCCCTCTGTGTCATCTAGCTGACATCAATCGTCGCTCTGGAGTTCCCGAGCCGGGCGACCACGGCGGCGGACCACCGGGGCAACTTCGGGTTCGGGTTCTTCCTGCACAGCCGGCTTGTCGATGTACTCAAGATTGCCGTTGTGAGGACCGTTGTACTCAAAGACTTCGCCCTCCTTGCGGAGACCGTTGTCAACGAAACAAACGACCTTTGCGCGAACTCGTGCCATGTCAGTTCCTCATCAGGCGACAGTGAAGCCGCTGGCGTAGTACTTGCGACCGTCCTGAATGTCAGTGACGATCTGCGCCAGAATGCTGCCCTGGGTGGGGTTGGTGCCGTTCACGGTGTACTGAGCGCCAAGGTAACGCTCACCGAGGCTGCCGATCAGTGCCGGCAGACGAACGACGTACTGCTTGCCAGCCGTGAGGTTGGCAAGGGTAGCGTTGGTCGAACCGATCACGGTGGGGCTGCTCAGCGAAGCGTTGTCATCCGTGACCACCTGCATATCAAGCGAGGTGAGCGTGTTGAACGCCTGGATGACGGTGAACACCATGTACAGGGTCTTTCCTTCACCGATGTCACGAGCCGTGCCAAGATCAATCTTGTCGGTCGAGACAGCCGTGCCGGTAATGGCCTGTCCGGTGATTGCGGAACCGGGGTTGTTGGTCCCGGAAACGGTCAGGAGAACGTCGGTAATCATGTTGGAGGTTCCTTTCTGTCGTTCCTATCAGGACACGACGGCTTCGGTGTTGAGGATCGTATCGACGCGACGGCACGGGACTCCCAAGAACGACAGCCAGTTCTGCGGAGTGCCGAACTGCGAAAGACCCTGTTGAACAGCAAGAACGTTCTGCGCACGATCCATTGCTTGGATAGCGAGACCCGAGTAAATGGTTCGGTTCATATAGAACGCAGCACGGCCCATGCCGAAGTTGGGGATGCGGGCGAGCGCAAGATTCATGCACTTGACAAGCTGCGTTGCAACGTTCGACGCCTGCGTGCCCGTAGTGGTCTTGAGGTCGCTGATGTCGATGTTGCAGATGCGCACGACATAACGCCAGTCCTTGACCACCAGACCGTTCTTCCACTGATAGCGGGTGGCATACGCCTGCAGACGGCTGCCATCGCTGTTGTAGACGGTCTGTTCGCCGAGGTCTTCGTGCATGAGGCCCGCGCTGCTGCCCTTGGGGAACGGGCAGTAGACGGTGTTGTCGCCCCACACCACAAGGTACACCGACGAATTGTCGGAACCGCTGCCGCCGGCGCTAATGACGTTCGTGGAGTTTCCAGAGCCACTAAGAGCCGAATAGCGCGTTGCAAGACCAAGGAACTGCTTCGGGTCAGTGGCAGGGTTGCCATAGAACATCGTGGACGCCATCGTCTGGTTCATGGCCTCGAGGAAGGCCACGTCCTCGGACAGACGGAACTGAGCGGTGTTGCCGTTCAGCATTGCCAAATCCTTGTCCACTTCGCTACGAGCTTCCAGCATGCCGCAGGCCTCATCGACCTGAGCCGTGGTGCTCTTGCTGTTGGGGATGCCCTGGTTCAGCGCACGCCAGTAGACGGTGGGCAGACCAGTGCGGATCACGACGCGGTCGCCGGTGGGCAGGTTGCCCTCCTTGAAGACGCAGTCCTCAAGAATTTCGTTCGACTGCGACAGGAGTTCCGCGATGACCGGAACGCGGCCATCCGGATCGGTGCGCTTCGCCCAGTCGGCGAGCGTCAGGTTCGACGTAGAGAGAGTTGCCATGTGTCAGATTCCTTGTGTAAGGGGTTACGAGTAGAGAGCATTCGCCGCGTCATCAAACGTCATCGGACCACGTGCCTTGGCGGTGGTCGCGCTGCCGCCGACGAAACGGTCTTCACTAATTGCCTTGCCTGCGCGGAAGAACAACCGGATCACTTCCGGGTGGTTGCCCAGGCCCGACGTGTTGAGCAGGTCGCGGAGTTCGGGGGTGCCGAACGCATCTAGCGCCTTCTTCGCAACGGACAGGTTCTCGGCGAGTGCTTGACCGCCGAACTCCTTGTCGCTCGTGGCCGCCTTCGTCCACTCGTTGCGAACAGCCTGGATCTGGGCTTCCTGCCGCTGGGCCATCTGTGGACCCATGCGGTCGAGGAGCTTCTGCGCGGCTTCTTGGCTCAGTCCGAGTTCCCTCGCCACTTCCGAGTACGCCGTAATGGTCTCGCTGTCGAACTCGCGTCCTTCAGGAGCCTTGAACTCGTACTTCTCAGGCACGACGGGCTTAGCCTCGGCGGGTGCCTTGGCTTCGGCCTGTGGTGCCTGTTCGGTGGCAGGCGCCTCGCTGCCCTTGGCGGCCTCGCCGACAGGTGCAGTCTGAGCTTCAGGAGCCTTCTGCCCATTCCCGTAGAGAACCTCCGCCACGTTGACGGGGGCTGCGGGAGTCGCGGATGCTGACGAGCTGTCAGGGGTCGTTGCGCTCGCCGTCATCGTTGGTTCGTTCATGCGTTAGTTCCTTCATCATCACCGGATACAACTCCGGGCATTGAGTGTGAATAATACCGAGAATCTGCAGTCCGTAATTCCTATTCCCTTCCGCAAACGCCATTGACATGGAGTTTGTGTTGAACGAACTACGGAACACGCCGGCTCGGTCCATGAGCCGCCACACGATGCGGCGGCCTCGCTTTGATGACATCAGCCACTTGATGTCTGCTTCCTCGTTCTCACGCGCCAGGCGTTCGCGCAGTTCGCGGTCAGCCTTGGCCTTCTCTTGGCCGCGAAGGTCAAGCGGATCGTAGTTCGTCATGGGATGTAGCTGCCATCGACCTCGTTGACAGTCACGATGACGGACGGGATGTTCGGCCTTGTTGGCGACGTCAAGCCGTTGGCGAAGTAGATCGACACGTCCGTGTCGGGCGTTGACCACATGATCTGCGCGTATTGGTTCTCCGTCATTGACAGGAACACATTCCACGCTGCCACGGCAAAGCCGTCGCCGCCGGCGTGCGTCTTCGGCACGGTGATACGGGTGTTGGTGTCTGCAACATCGTCACCGTTGATGCGGAACCAAATGTCAATATTGGCCTCTTGGCTGTCGCTGTTGCGCAACTGGGCGCTGAACTGCACGTTGTAGATCCCGGTACGCGCAACAAGCGCCTTGGTGTTGTCAACAACCGTAACGCCGTGCGAAATGTCGGTCGTTTCGAACTGCATCGCCGTGGCGGTGTTGATAGACGCCGTTTGCAGCACGCTGCTGTGGAACGCACCAACGAGCGGGATGCTGGCAAACAACTGCTCACTGCCGTCTGGGTCCTTGACACCGACGATGTCACCAGTCGCTTGGTCGTACAGCCACGGGCTGCCGGGGAACTTCTGGAATACAGGCATTAGACCTCCAGTGCGCTAGGGCTACCGTATCCCGAGAACATGTTCATCACGTCGGTCAGCGCGGTCTGCTGATCGGTAGGCGACGCAGCCAGGTTGCGAGTCGCCTTGCTAGCCTGCTCGACCGCAGCCACCTGCTCCTTAGCCGCCATTGCCTGGTTGCGCGCATTGCGCACCATCGCCACTTCCTTGTCCGCAATGATGAGCGAAGGATCGACCCCAAGCATGTCGGCATAGATGTCCGCCCACTGGTCGCTGTCAAACTTGTCGAGCACGTCGGGTTTCATCTGCGCGATGGCGCCGAGGTTGCCGACAAACCTGTCAACGCTGTTCGTGCCGATGGCGCGCTGTGCCTGCGCAAGCATGCTGACGAACTCGACGTTCAGGTCCATGCCCTGCAGTTCTTCGGGCGCAGGCGGGACGATGCCAGCCTGCAGCATGCGCGTGAACGTGATGTCAACGAGCGGATCGAGCAGTTCGTTGTGCAGGCGCTCAAGCACGGGGCCGAGCATGAGCAACTTCTCCTCGTGACGCTCGGCGACCTCGGTGGCCGTCATGCGCGTGTTGGGCTGCGTAGCTAGCATCAGGAACATGTCCGCGTAGAACGCTCCACGTACGCGCTCGCGGCAATCCATGATGTCGTTGAGCAGATACTGCAGGTTCAGGTTGACCTCAAACGCGGTCTTGATGCCCATGCCTGCGCCGTCAACGAACGAGATGCCGCCCGGCAGCGTCTCGACGTCGCGGTTCTTCATGGAGATAGGCACCTGCAGAGGCGGCTTCGTCTGGAAGTCGATGGCCTGCGCCTTGCGCAACTGCTCGTGCTGCAGCTGCTTGATGTCCCCAAGCGCCTCCATGCCGGGCGAGTTGCCATAGATGTCGCCGCCGGCGGTCGCCCAGCGCGGGACGAGTGCAGGGAACTGTTGGAACCCAGACTCGCGCAGGAACTTGCCTTCCTCGCCTCCGACCTCAAAGTACCACGACCCGTAGGCCATGTTCTTGTCATCGCGCTTCTTGTGGTCACGGTCGGTGCGCGGCTCGATGGCGTGGATGATTGGAATCCATGCGTCGAGCGTGCCACGGTCGTACATGTTGCGCACCGTGACGCTGCATTTCTCGTAACCGAACTCCTTGACGAGATCGGCCACGGTGACTTCAAACTCGCGGTACAGCGTGGTCACGCGACCTTGGAAGTCGGTCGCAATGCAATACTCGCCACAGGTGATTGGGTACTGGTGAATGACGTTCTTGAAGTCAGGCAGCACGAGGCTCGCCGCCGTGCCGAACGCGCCAAGTTCTTCGTACATCGAATGCAGTGCGCGGTACGTGTTTGACTTCTGAAACACGAGCTGCATGCGCCGCGTCACATCATCGAGCCACAACTTGACGGGCTGGTATGAGTTCAGTTCCGGGTCAGCGGTTGCAAGTCGGAACCATTGACGCGCAGGCGAGGTCGCGCCAGCCATCATGCCCGCACCGAGCGTGCGCAGTGCGCGAGTCCCGGTGTTGTCGTAAATGTTGTTGTGCCGTCTCCATCCCTTGTCGCGGTCCTGGCGGAAGTAACGACCGTTGCGCGGCAACAGGTAGGTCGTGATCTCCTGCCAGTGCGCGAGCCACGATGCGCGCTCAGACTTGAGCATCCCCCAACGGGTGAACAACTTGTCCCGCGTTGGTGCGT